GCAGAATGTGCAGGCGATCAATCCGATCACAGGGATGCCGATGTAATCAAGAGGGGCTTTAGCCCCTCCTTTTAACAGGAGACGTAATTATGCAACACCATTTATCTATAGATATTGAGACAAAAAGCAGTGTGGACATCACAAAAGCGGGAGCTTACAGATATGCACAGTCCGAAGATTTTGAAATTCTTTTGTTTGCCTATAAATATGATGAAGAGGACGTACAGCTTGTAGATCTTACCGCAGAAGAAAGTATTCCAGAACGGATCTTGACCGCTCTTATGAATCCTAATGTGGTCAAGCACGCATATAATGCGGCATTTGAGTGGTACTGTTTGAATACTGCAGGGTATCGTACTCCTTTGGAACAGTGGAACTGTACGATGATCCATGGACTGTATTGCGGGTACACCGCAGGGTTGGATGCAACAGGAAAGGCGATAGGACTTCCGCAGGATAAGCAGAAGCTTTCCACAGGAAAGGCTCTGATCCGATATTTTTGTACTCCTTGCAAGCCGACAAAAAGTAACGGTGGCAGGAGCTGGAATCTTCCGAAGCACGCTCCAGAAAAGTGGGAGCTGTTCAGGGAATATTGTAAACAAGACGTTGTCACTGAGAATGAAATCCTAAAAAGGTTGCAGGCGTTTCCAGTTCCGAAAGAAGAACAGAGATTGTGGAGGATGGATATCTTGATGAATGCGTATGGAGTTCGAGTAGATACAAATCTGATCGCAGGAGCTTTGGCAATTGATTCTCACAGCACGGAGTGCCTGACAGCAGAAGCATTCAGGATTACTGGTCTTGCAAACCCGAATAGCGCAACACAGTTGCAACAGTGGTTGTCCGGAAAAGATGTGGATGTTCCAAACCTGCAAAAAGCAACAGTAGAAGAATACTTACAGCGGGAAGATCTTCCGGATGATGCGAGAAAGATTTTGGAAATTCGTCAGCAGTTAGGGAAAACATCTATTAAGAAATATGTTGCCATGGATACCGCAAAAGGAGCGGATGATCGTGTACGCGGACTGACACAGTTTTATGGTGCGAATCGGACCGGACGTTGGGCAGGAAGGCTTGTACAGTTGCAGAATCTTCCGAGGAATTATTTAAAGACCCTGGATTATGCCAGAAACCTTGTAAAAGATAAAAACTATGACGGGATTAAGCTGCTATACGGGAATGTTCCGGATACTCTGTCGCAGCTGATCAGAACAGCATTCATCCCCTCAGATGGGAATAAATTCGTTGTGGCTGACTTTTCTGCCATTGAAGCTCGTGTGATTGCGTGGCTGGCGGGAGAGCAGTGGGTAAATGAAGTATTTGCTACACATGGAAAGATCTATGAAGCAACAGCATCTCAGATGTTCCATGTTCCGATTGAAAAGATTGCAAAAGGAAATCCGGAATACAGCCTGCGGCAGAAAGGAAAAGTTGCCACGCTTGCGTTAGGGTATCAGGGTGGAACAGCAGCCTTAATTGCCATGGGAGCATTGAATATGGGACTGGCGGAAGAGGAACTTCCCGATATCGTACAGAGATGGCGGAGCGCAAATCCACGGATCAGAGACTTGTGGTATGCAGTGGAGCAGGCGGCCCTTACTACGATGCAGACGGCACAGCCACAGGGTATCTACGGTTTGATTTTCCGGTACGAGGGGGATCTGGTATACGGACAGTCATTTTTGACAGTGCAGCTTCCAAGCGGGAGAAAGCTGTTCTACCCGAAACCATTTCTGCAGGAGAATCAGTTTGGGAAGATGGCAATCCACTATTACACGGTCGGGCAACAGACAAGAAAATGGGAAGTGGCATCCACTTATGGTGGAAAGATGACAGAGAATATCGTACAGGCAATCGCACGTGACTGTCTTGCAGAGACTCTAAAAAGAATTGACAGGATGGGGCTGCAGGTCGTGTTTCATGTACATGATGAGGTGATCATCGATGCCCCTGTATCAATTACGGTGGATGAAATCTGTGATCTGATGGCAGAGCCGATACCTTGGGCACCGGGACTGATCTTAAAAGGTGCTGGATTTGAGAGTGACTATTACATGAAAGACTAGGAGGAGTTGAAGTGGAATATAACAGAAAACTTTTGGTCAGCATGGCCGGATCAAGAAAGGCTACATACTGGCCGAAAAGTGAGATCATGTGGTCGGAATTTGTTGACCGGTTGAAAACTCCGGCCAGAAGTCTGGAAACATTAGAAAATTATTTGGCATTGTCAAAGAGCCAACAAGCTGAATTGAAAGATGTTGGAGGGTTTGTCGGCGGTACCTTTTTCAATGATAGAAGAAAAGGGGCTTACGTGCAGGGGAGAGATCTGCTGACATTGGATATGGACAATGTACCGGCAGGGCAGACAGAAGAAATATTGAAGAGAGTATCTGGACTGGGATGCGCAGCAGTTGTTTATAGTACACGGAAACATTCCGGATATGCCCCGAGACTCCGGGTCATTATTCCTGTGGATAGAACGGCTACTCCGGACGAATATGAACCCGCAGCAAGAAAGGCGGCGGCATTGATTGGGATCGAGTTCTGTGACCCGACCACATTTGATGCAAGCCGGCTAATGTACTGGCCAAGCTGTTGTAAGGACGGGGAGTATGTTTATCAGGTATATGATCATCCGTTCTGCAGTCTGGACGGGCTGTTAGGAATGTATAAGAACTGGAAGAATGTAGCCGAATGGCCGCAAGTACCCGGAAGTGAAACCATCGAAAAAAGGCGTCTGGCAAAACAGGAAAATCCGACAGAGAAAAAAGGAATCATAGGAGCATTCTGCCGTACGTATTCCATTACGCAGGCAATGGAACAGTTTATCCCGGGAATGTACGAACAGACGGATATTCCAAACAGATACACTTATACGGGAGGAACTACAACGGGAGGTGCGATTCTATATGACGGTGATCTGTTCCTCTATTCCCACCATGCTACGGATCCATGCTCCGGGCAGTTGGTGAATGCGTTTGACCTGATCCGTCTGCATATGTATGGCGATCTGGATAAAGAAGCAAAAGAGGGCACTCCATCCGTAAAGCTTCCGTCTTTTCAAGCAATGGCAAAAATGGCACGAGCGGACAAAGAGGTGTCTACTCTTCTTATTAAAGAGAAGTTTGAACAGGCAAAAAAAGTATCTGGTCTGGAAAGTCCGACACCGGAAGAGGGCGAGAATGTAGATTGGGTACTGAATCTGACAAAAGATGGAAATGGGAAAATCGAAAAAACAATTGCAAATGTAACACTGGTACTGGAAAATGATCCGCTCTTAAAAGGGAAGATCGTTATCGACCAATTTGCAAGCTGTGGAATGGTACTGGGCGCATTGCCGTGGGAACAGAGAGAGGAAAAACGGCGTTGGAAAGATGTTGACTACGCAGGGTATTACCGATATATGGAGACATTTTACGGACTTACGGGAAAAGAAAAGCTAGATAACGGTCTGCTGATCGTGAGCAGCCAGAATCAGATTAACGAGGTGGAGGACTATCTGGAGAGCTTGAAATGGGATGGTAAAAAGCGTGTGGATACGCTGCTGTCGGATTATCTGGGTGCAGAGGACAATGCCTATACAAGGGCGGTGATCAGGAAGTCTTTATGTGCTGCAGTAGCAAGAGCTGTAACCGGAGGAGTGAAATATGATTATATGCCGATCTTTACCGGACCGCAGGGAATCGGGAAAAGTACATTCCTTGCAATTTTAGGAAAACAGTGGTTTTCGGATTCTTTGACAAGCTTTGAAGGAAAAGAAGCAGCGGAACTGATACAGGGTACCTGGATCAATGAAGTGGGAGAACTGACAGCAATGACAAAGCAGGAAACCAGTGCGGTCAAACAGTTTTTAAGCAAGACACACGATATCTACCGGGCAGCGTATGGGCGTACAACAGATAAGTATCCCAGGAGATGTGTATTTTTTGGTACTTCAAATGACAGCGAATTCCTAAAAGACGCCACAGGCAACAGAAGATTCTGGCCGGTGGATGTGGGGGAGTATAAGGCAAAGAAATCTGTATGGGTGGATCTTCCGGAAGAAGTGGATCAGATCTGGGCGGAAACGTACATGTACTGGGTACTGGGAGAGTCCTTATTTCTGCCAAAAGAGATTGAAAAACTGGCAGAAGAACAGCAGGAGAAACACAGGGAGTCTTTTGCTAAAGAAGGTGTGATCCGGGAATTCTTAGAACGGAAAATCCCTGTGGGCTGGGACAGCATGAACCTGATGCAAAGGCGGCAGTTCCTGCAAGGGGGAGCGCATTTAACAGAGAACGTTGATCTGATGGACAGAGAAAAAGTGTGTGCGGCAGAAATATGGCAGGAGTGCTTTGGTTCCGATATCAAATACATGGGGAAGAGGGATAGCATGGAAATCAACAACATCCTATCTTGTATAAGCGGTTGGAAAAGAAATAAATCGTCTTTGAGGTACGGGTTTTACGGTACACAGAGAGGATTTGAAAGGGTGTCAACAAAGCAGTGAAAAGGGTGTCATCAAAGGTAGAAACTGTCAACAAAGTAGAAAAAATGTAAAAATTAGGGCTTGTTTACGTGTTGACACTAATGTCACACATTTGTTGACATAAAAAATAGCGAAATTACGTTGTTTGTAGATATATGTCAACAGTGTCAACAAACTTTTTATAAAAAATAAAAAAATATAATTAAAGATATATATATACACCATAATACGCCATAAACGGCATACGCGCGTATACATATACGCGTATAGGGCTTGTTGTTGTCAGGAGGTAAGAGAATGTTAGAAAAAGAAATTGAAAAAATCCTAGTACAAGAGGTAAAAAAACTGGGAGGCAGGGCTTATAAGTGGGTAAGCCCGGGAAATAACGGAGTACCCGACCGGATCATCATCTTTCCGGGACAGATGCCGATCTTCACAGAGTTGAAAACGGATTCTGGA